CCCGGCTCCAACCCCAAATGGCCGGGGGGACAAACTCACTTACTTAGCCCAAGGCGGCTTGGCGCTTGCGCTGGCTGGCGGCGCCTTCGGCATCGCCGGCGTTGAGCCGCCGATCGCCTTCCAGCCCGCGATCTCGTTCCGGTCCTGCGTGTAACCGTTGGCGATGTCCTTAGCGCTCGCCTTCTTGATGCGCACCTTGATGCAGACATTGCCGCCGATCAGTTCGTCGGAATCCTGCACCCGTTGCAGGCCAATGGCACGCATCAATTCGCCCAGCTGCTCACGGCCGATGCGTTCGGCCTCGACGCTGGGGTTGCGGATGTTCAGGCTGCCGAAAATGACCCGGCCCTGCTGCGTCGGCCCAGTGATGTCGTAGCGGACATCGATCTTGGTGCCGGTGCCAGCCTTAGTCTGACCGACATCGGCCTTCGTGATCGTGGCGTCATACCACCCTTCAGGCAGCAGGTCATAGCTGCGCTCAGGCTGCGGCAGGTTGTCGACGACAAAAGTTTCTTCGAGAAATGCCATGTCAATTACTCCTTGGTGATGGTGAACGAGGGACGGCCCGGTGTGGCCGTTATTGCGTCAAGCAGTGGGGTTGTGATTTCCGGCTTGGCTGCTTTCCAAGCGAAGGCGTTGATTTCCGGCTTCCACCGGAACAGGCTTGCAAGATGGTCGCTCAGGCCGTTCTCCGCCGCCAGCTCTTGCAGCTTGTCAGCGTTGATCTTGCGGTTGATGCGGCCCTCGATCTTGACCTTGTACGTGTCCGCATCAAAGTTGAGGGTGCCCTCCAGCGTTTCGGCCACGCCAAAGGTCTTGACCATCGCATCCTCAAGATCGCGGCGGGTCTTGGTCGCGGCCGTCTCAGCCGCCTTGGCGTCCAGCCACTGCTGGTAGATCGAGGCGGTCATGCTGCACCGCCAATCTTGGCAATGATGGCACCGAGATCCGGCGCCTCCCACGTGTCCAGCTTGCCGGAGCGGTCCTTGGCCAGCCACGCGCCGTCGCCGTCGCACATCAGAGCGCGCTGGGTCACGCCGTCGGCGTCACGTTCGACCCGAAGCGCCAACACTTCATCAAAGAAGTACGGCAGCCCCTGCGTCAGGCTCTTGCCGGGCATGCCCGGATTGTAGAGCAGCTTGCCCATCTCATCCTGACTTTTCTCCAGCTTGGCCGACATGTAGATGTGCTTGCCGGGCAGGTCGCGGAATGCGCGGATGAGTTCCTGCATGGTGGTGTTGAGTTCACCATATGCCGCGCGGCCGTCCTTGTTCTTGCGCAGTTCGTGAGCCAGCACGACCTCGGCGACCTCGCTGATGCTGTCCAGCGCCACGCTCTGATATGATGCCGCCTCGGTCGACGACTTGGCCCACTCGTACGCCTCACGCAGATCATCCATGCCGGTGATTTCGATGTAGGGAAGGTCGGCATCTTGGATTGACAGCAGACCACCCTCCGCCGACAACACCACCGGGTTCGGTAGCGTGCGGATCAGGCTCGTCTTGCCGGCGCCAGCCTGCCCGTAGCAGAGCAGCTTGACGCCGTTGGCGGACAGTCCGCCCGTCTGTTTCAGATTGATTGCCATAATGGCTCTCCGTCGTTAGCACCTGTCGGACCATCCAGTCGGTGCGTAAAAGGGTCTTTACAGCCCCTATCGTGCGGTTGTAAATCCCCCAATGTGCAAAAATCAACGGGGTCGAAAATGCTCACACTGGAACAGATACGAACTGCGCTTGACGATCGTAACGTCGAAAAGGTGTCGCAGCGCACGGGCATCCACCGCAACACCATCGCTGCGATCCGCAACGGCGCGAACGCCAATCCGACATATGCGACGATGAAGGCTTTGTCTGACTATCTGACTGCGGCGACAGTCGATGGTTGACCTCACCAACATATTGGGTGGCCCGTGGTCACCGCCGAAAGTGGCGCAGCCTGATCCACCGGCCGTGCAGCTGCTGGATGCCATGCAGCGATCGGGACTAACGCCGCCGCGTGAGATTGTCCTCGATGGCAAGCTGCACCGCTTCAACTCCGGCACCAAAGGCTCGCCCGGCGCTGGCGACAAGTCCGGCTGGTACGTGGCCTACTCGGATGGCATCCCCGCCGGCCGTTTCGGCTGCTGGCGCGCTGGCATCGAATCGACGTGGCGCGCCGACGTGGGCCGGAACTTGACCCCGGCCGAGGAAATGGCCCACGCCCGCCGGATGAACGAGGCCAAAGCCGCCCGCGATGCCGAGACGGCTCGCACCCGCGAGACCGCCGCCAACACCGTCGAGGCTATCTGGGTCGGTTGCATGGGCGCCGATCCGGCGCATCCCTATCTGGCGCGCAAGGGCGTCGCCGTGCATGGCTCCCGCGTCACGGGCGATGGCCGGCTGGTCGTGCCGCTCTATACGCCAGACGGGCATCTGGCATCGCTCCAGTATATCGACGTGGACGGCGGCAAGCTGTACCATTCCGGCGGCCAGACTGGCGGCTGCTATTGGATCGTCGGGACGATGGATGAGCCGGGCCCCGTCTACATTGCCGAAGGTTTTGCCACGGCCGCGACCATCCACGAAGTCACCGGGCGCCCCTGCGTCGTGGCCTACTCGGCCTCCAACCTCGTACCCGTCACCGGCTCGATACGCGAGCTGGTTGGGATCGCGGCACCGATCACGATCGTGGCAGACAACGACACATCAGGCACCGGCCAGAAATACGCCGATCAGGCCAGTGCCAAGCACGGCGCGCGGGTCGTCATGCCCCCCATCCCCGGCGATGCGAACGACTACGTGCAGGCGGGGCATGATCTGAAGGCGCTGCTGAACCCGCCGCCTGCAGTCACAAACTGGCTGAAGAGATTTAAAACCTTATGTCAGGAACCAGCGCCAATCCGCTGGCTGGTCAAACACTGGCTGCAAGAGCAAGCCCTCATCATGGTGCATGGCCCGTCAGGTGGCGGCAAGACCTTCGCCGTGCTGGACTGGAGCCTTCACATCGCGTCGGGCCTCGCCGACTGGCACGGTCACAAGGTTAAGCGTGGCCCAGTGGTCTATCTGGCCGGCGAAGGTCACCACGGCTTGCGATCGCGCGGGGCCGCGTGGAGCCAACACTATCGGGTTGATGATCCAGACATGTGGATTTCTGATACCGGCACCGATCTCAACACGCCGGAAGGCTATCGCAAAGTGGTCGATGCCATCCGCGCCACCGATCAGGTTCCGGTCCTCATCTGCGTCGACACCCTGCATCGCTTCCTGTTCGGCGATGAGAATAGCTCAGTCGATGCCAAGACGATGATCGACGCCTGCGCGGCTCTCATGCGGGAGTTCAGCTGCTCCGTGCTCCTCGTTCATCACACCGGCGTTGCCGACGAGGCCCAGCACCGGGCGCGCGGATCGTCCGCATGGAAGGGCGCGTTGGAGATCGAAATCAGCGTCGTCCCCGCCAAGGGCGACACGCCAATCCAGATCGTGCAGCGCAAGTCCAAGGACGCCGAAGAGGCCGAGCCGGTCTACGCAAACCTCCAGTCCGTTGCCATCAACGGCTGGCTGGATGAGGATGGCGAGCCGGTTACCAGCGCCGTGCTTGTAACCGCAGAGGCACCTCCAGAGCGGAAAAAAGAATCCAAATTGGATACATGGCGCAAGATGTTCGAGAGCGCGTGGTTCGATTCCGGCGCCGAAATCGCCAACGGGAGGCCGTTTGTGTCGCGATCGGCGCTGCTCGATTACCTCAAAATCAAGCTGGATTTGAGCGAGGCATATGCCCAGCAGTACCTCAAACCGAGCGTCACCGACAAGCTGATCGGGGTGCTGACTTTGGCCGAAATTGTGGAGAAAAATGGGGCCGGATTTGCCGTAATTTGCCAAAAAACGGCGGACGACATGACGATGGCCCGAAATGGCCAAAAAGCGTAGCGTACATACGCGTACTTTTTGAAAAGATACGGTGGAAGTCGTTGAAATACAAAGGAAAGTGGTTGTGGCGTATCTTCGATCGTATCTTCACCGGGGCAGGGCGAGTCAGCGTACCGTATCGTACTCCCCCCTTTAGGGGGGATACGAAAAGTACGCTACGAGCGGTACGTTTCGAGACGGGTTGGATTGGGGGCTGAAGTGGGGTGGAATTGGGCATGAAAATTGATCAGGTTTTGGGGGAGCGTGGGACCCGATATGGGACGTTCGTGGAGTCGGCGCTCGTCGCCCAAAACGTCAAGGCCGCGATGCGGCATAGCGCGGGCTGGCACAGTCTGCCAGCCGATGCGCGTGAGGCGCTCGAGATGACGGCGACGAAGGTCGCGCGCATCCTGTGCGGCGATCCCCTCTATGTCGATTCGTGGCGCGACATCGAGGGTTATGCTAGACTGGTCGCAGATCGGCTGGAGAGCAGCCAAAGCATGGTGGAGGATTGATCATGGCGCAGGGTGTGAACATTCGCAGCGCACAGCTGGCTGACCTCATCATTGAGGAACTCACGTCAGGCAAGCCGCTGCGGCAAATCTGTCGCGAGCAAAGCGTTGGCAAAAGCGCGGTGTACGATTGGCTGGATGATGACGCGGAGTTCCTCGGACGCTTCACGCGCGCGCGTGAACGCGGCGGTCACGAGATCGCCGACCAGTGCATCGAGATCGCCGACGATCAAGAGGAGGACCCCGCCTCGCGCCGGGTGCGCGTTGAGACGCGGCTGAAGCTGCTGGCGAAGTGGCATCCTACTCGTTACGGCGAACAGTCGAAGCTGGCGCTGACTGGGCCGGACGGTGGCGCGATCAAAACTGAGGCGGTGGGCGTGTCGGCGGACGACATGCGTAAACTGACCGAGGCGCTGCTGCAGCGGCCGACGATCAAGAGCGACGCCACATGATATCGATGCTGCACATCCTTGAAACGGACCTCGACGATGATCTTGATCCCGTTGATGGCAGCTGGGAGTTCGTCGGGTTGGTGAAGTGGGCGATGGAGATCCTAAGCACCGAGGGGCCCGGGTTCTTCTACTGCGAGCGTGATGGCACCTACCTGATCGTCTGTCTCGATGGCGCGTTGGGTCCTTGCATCACGGTCCAATGACCCCCATTGTGGGTGGGTGAGCGTCGACACCGCCATACTGAGCCAGCTCAACCCGCAGCAGGCTGCCTTCCTGTTCTGGCAAAACCGCTGGACTGATACGGCGCGCGCCAACCAGATCCCTGAGTTTGTGGCGCCGGGCGGTTTCGTGGAGATGGGCTTCTTGGCAGGCCGCGGATACGGTAAGACGCGCGTGGGAAGTGAATGGTTGGGCCGTGTGACCTACCTTGATCCTAACGGCTTCGACAGCGCGGTCATAGCACCCACCTATCAGGACGTGAAGTTCACCTGCTTCGAGGGCGAGAGCGGGTTGCTCAACGTCATCCCGCCCGAGTTGATCAAGGCGTACAACAAGAGCGACCTCGTCATTGAGATGTTCAACATAGCCGGCGGCGTCTCATCGATCCGCGGCTTCACGGCCGAGAAGCCTGAGAGGCTCCGTGGGCCCCAGCATTGTCGCATCTGGTGTGACGAGCTGGCCGCATGGCAATACGATGAGGCGTGGGATCAAGCGATGTTTGGGTTGCGGTTGGGCGAGCGGCCACAGGTGCTGTGGACGACCACGCCCAAGCCCAAGGAGCTGGTGCGCCGGTTGGTCGCCAAGAAGCCCGGCCGCGTGATCGTCACCGGCTCAACGTACGACAACCGCGCTAACCTGCCCC